TTCTCTAAGCTGTTTTATTTTTTTTTTCTAATTCTTTATTGTGATCCATCTTGAACAACTTTTGCTAATGGTGCTGCATTTTTAGCCATTTCAGTTTCAGCCATCTGTTGCTGCATTGCCATTTGTTGAGCTTCTTGTTCAGCTCTTTGTGCTCTAATTTCTTCTACTTCACTATCTGATTTAATAACTTTTGCTGGTAATCCTAATATATCAATTATATTTTTAACCAATCCATTCTCATCAACATAATCCATAACTGGCATTGTTTGAGCAAGTGAACCAAAAATTTCTAAACCTCTCATTAAAGATTGAAGCTCTTGTCCTCTTTGTGCTAATGCCATTGGAGAAACAAATTCAATTTTTAATTCTTGTTGCTGTAAAATATCTGGAGATTGAATAAACAATCCATTTCTTAAAAGAATATTAAATACTCTTGTTATTAATGGAGATAGTAATTCAGATTGTAATCTTCCTAATACTGGACCAAGTATTCTCATTTTTTCTTCTTGTCTTTGAATAACTTCAGTCGCTGTCATGTTTCTATTTTCAGTTACAACTAACTGATCGATATGAAACATTTTATTGATAGCATCTCTTCTTTGATTTTCACTATTAATAGTAATTGTATTATTAGCATTAATATTTAATGGCTCAATTCGGTCTCTACTGCCACTTCTATAATAATTAATAGAACCTGGAGACATTCTAATAGGAGCTAACATTCCATCATCTGGAATAAGTAGAGGAGGATCAATTTGTTTTGCGGCAGCTTTTAAACTATTTTCTACCATCTTATTTAGCACCTTTACATCTGGCAGTGCATTCATTCCAGGACTTCTTCCATACTGTTCAGTAGATGCTTTTAAGTATCTTGGAATGACATAAGGATTTTCTAAGAAGCCACCTATAGAAATTATATGTCCACTACCATATTCAAAATAAATACTTTGAAATGGCATATTCTTTTTATCTTTTTTATTAGGATCAAAATCAGCTCTTGGTCTTACAACATGAACTAATTCAACATCATCAAATGGATTTTTATTTGCAATGTTTTGAATTTCTTTAGATACATTTTCAAATCCAAATTTAGAAACAGCTGATTGAGCTGGTATTTTAAATCTTCTGTATAGTGTATCTGCATATCCTTTTTTATTTTCTTGGATATAAACTTCTTTAATATGTCTAGCAGAGAAGAGTAGAGTATCTTCTTGATCTTCTTCGATCATTAAGCATGAAGTTCCAAAAGCAATCAAATCATGATAGCACTCAAATATTTCTTGTTGAAAGTTTGATTTAGAAATTACATCGTACATTCTTTGTGTACTATCTTCTAACCACTCTTTCGCTTCATCACTTTCGTTTAATTGAGTTTCTTTAAATCTTAATGAAAACCATCTATTAGCTGATGAAGTCAACATACCATGCAGAGATGCAGCTAAAAGTTCAAGAGCATGTATAGCCGTTGCATCAAATATTTGTGTATGTCGTTTATCGCCTCTTGCTCGTTCTTTTGTGATCTCTGCTTTTCTAGGTAACATAAGATCTGCAACTTCTTGCCAGTGGCTTTCGAAATTGGATCTTTTTTCCATTAACCTAGATAGGTTGTCTTTGAGCTGTCTAGCCAAAGTTCTAAATTGTTGTGATTGCATTATTTATTACGCATGTTTTTTTTGTAGCCTAAATTTAGCTTTTTTTACTGCTCCAGCATGAGGCTTATAAGAACCTTTCATCAAGGTATATTTTCCGCCTTTTTTTTTCATCCAATGAAATCCTCTTGGAGCCTTTAAAGATTTAGTAGCCATTATCTTTTTCTTTTTCTTTTAGCCTTATTCTTTTTGCTATTTGGAAAACCAGCTTTCATATTCTTGTAAGCTTTAGCTGATATAGTTGACTTCTTCTTTGATCTTGAAGTACCAGCTTTTTTTCTTTTATTAATATTTCTGTAAAGCGACATAATTAACCTCCTAATAAAGTTTTTTTATCTAATGTTGGAACTGATGTATCTCCAGTAACTGAAGTTAAAACTGTTTTAGTTTTTCTACCTCTTTTTCTTTTTAAAAGATCTTCATCATCGTTCATTTCTATTGATGTTGGAGCTGTCTTATCAGCTGTAATTAAATCTGATTTTACTTCTGTATTATCCATTTGAGCCTCTACTTTTGGTTGCTCAATTTGTTTTTTTGTAAGTTTTTGAATTATTTTTGCTGGTCCGCCCATATCTATTTACCAAATGTTAATGTAGATTTAGTTTCTTTAGTGTCTTTAGTTTTAGATTTTTCTACTTCGTTCTCATAAGTAATATCTTCTAAAATTAATACTTCTGGAATTGCTATCTCTTCTTCTATTGATTTTTTTTTGTTTTGAAAAAATTTAGTTATTGTTGCAAACATCTATCCACCTAATAAAGTTTTCTTTTGAATATTTTCATCTTCAATTTCGTTTAATCCAGTTCCAGTAAGAATAGTAGATCTTCTGCCTTTTCTTTTTCTTTCAGCAGTTAACATTTCTTCTTTTGCAGCTTTTTCTCTTTCTGCATCCTCGTAACTAAAATCTGGCTCTGGCGGATCTTGTATTGGAGGAGGAGCTGGCATTTTTGGAGCTTTAAATAGTCCTCCCATTATCTATCCTTTGTTAATATAGTTTCTTTTCTCATAGCAGATTGATTTTTCTTTTTCCAAGCATCAATAGCTGATTGGTTTATTGAGAAAGCTGATTGGTTTTTTTTCTTTAATTTTATTTCTTTAACAGATCCAGGAATAGCTTCAGCTAAAGCTCTTAAAGTTTCTGGAGTAGGATTTTTTTTAGCTTTTTGAATTAGCTCATTAGTGTCCATTATAATACCTTGTAGTTAGTTTCGGCAACTTGTTGCCTTTTGTTTTGGTTAAATTTATTTTCAGTTATTCCAGTTGCCAAGGTTCGTAAGCTGTCACAAAAATGTGAGCTCCAATCATGGACTGGTTTTATTTTGTAAGTTCTTTCTTTGTCAGAAAACTTACGATGGTAATGCCTTAAAGCATTTATTAATTTTGTGCAGTGATCCACATCTATTAGACATCTAGGCAGCAACATCTTTACAGCATGTATCCCATCCTCGATGGCCATCCTGGGAGCAACTTTAAAACGCAATCCCATTTGATAAGCAACTTCTCTTCTGGTTTTACCAGATCCAAATTCTGTTTGTTCAAGATCATGCGGTCCATAGTTTTGACCAATGACATAATCTTTTTCTTTTATGACAGTTGCATAGTGAGGCAAAGGCTCATTGTTATTTTCATAGCAATCAACAATATGGATCATGTGTCCGATTTGCTGAAAAAATATTAAGCTTGTTGCATCATTATAACCAAGATCCCAGGCCACATTGACTGGATAACTTGGATCTACTGGCACTCTAGTTATCTGCTTTTTGTCCTCCAAAGAGGCAATAGCTTCTCCATAAATAGAGCCTTGAATATTGCCGATAAAAGAACATTCAAATTCTTGTTCGTATTTCTGTGGACCCATAACAGCCAAAGCTGCTGCTAACTCATCCTGGTCAACAATCTTTGTATCAGAAGCTTTTGCTACATGAAGAAACCATTTTGGATCTCCTTGAGCTTTTTGATAATAATCATAAAAAAGATTTGCCATACCTTTAGGAGTTCCTACTAGGCACATAAAACCTTTTCTGTCTGAAAGAGCTGGAGTAATAACTTCGTTAATCAGCTCTGAATTAATTTGTGCAGTCTCATCAATAATGCAACCATCTAAATATATTCCTCTCAAGCTATCTGGATTTTCAGATGACAACAGAGTAATCCTTGCACCATTTATAAAATCAGCTCTTAACTCTGTTTGGTTATATTTCATACCTGGTATATTTTTTGTAAAATGTACTAGGTAGTCGTAAGCTATCTTCTTTGCCTGGCTATAAGTCGGAGCTATATAGGCAAACCTTGGTTGATGATTTTTACTGGTCATACAACTTTTAATCAGATGATTAATACACAAAACAGTTTTGCCAAATCTTCTATGACAACAGAGTAGGCTATAACGAAACTTATCTAATTGCTCATGTATATAAGCTTGAGCTTTTCTTGGTGTATAAGGAATTGTAACTTGCATTAGTGAAAAGTTGGAACTTTATCAGTATGCCAATACCTCATTTTAATCTTAGCAAACACAAAGTCTGCAAATTCTAAAATATCTTGTTGGTTCTCAAAACCATCAAAGCTTATGACAAGCTCATTATTGTATGTTGTAAAGCTATAAGCCGATAAGCCTTTGTATTTATCTTTTAATTTATCCATGTGTGTTTGTGTCTGTGTTGGACCGATGATTATATGTATTAAATACGCAGCACCATTTTTGTGGTGTGGTCTATTTCTGCAGAAACTAAAATGCTTTTCCTGGAGAAATCATTAATAATTGATGAATAGTCAACAACTCTAGTAAGCTATTCAATAATTCTAAAAGATTGGTAGTGATATATAGTGAATTACTCTCACTATTACCAAACCTCATGACGCAAGACCTAACTTTGTTTGTCCTTTATAATACCGACCTCTGCATCATCTGGAGTTACATCAACTACTTTATTATTATCTGTATTCCATTTGATTTCTATCGTTGTATCAGTCTTAACTTCTTGTCTGTCTCCATAAACTGGTATCAG